TACCCAAAAGGGTGGACCGACTTAAATCATTAGGCAATAGTTTGGTACCACAGATACCTTACTATATAGGGAAAACAATTTTAGAGGTGATGAATGGAAAAACTAATTAAAGAAACTTTAGGTATAGCTGCACAACTAGTAGCTAAAGCAGAAAACAAATCAGCAAAGCTAACAAAAAGAATATTAGTCAATGATTTGAAGATGATAAAATTAAACTTAATGATGATACAAGATGATATTACAAGACAAGCACAGCAAAAAGATTAATATAATATTTGGTCCACCTGGTACAGGTAAGACAACTCATTTATTAAACATTGTTGAAAAAGAATTACAACAAGGAACACCACCAGATAGAATAGGATACTTTGCTTTTACAAACAAAGCTGCAGATGAAGCGATAGAAAGAGCTTCTATTAAGTTTGGTTTAGATAAAAAAGATCTAAGATATTTTAGAACATTACACAGTATGGCATTTAAATTTTTAGGATTAAAGAATGCTGATGTTATGGGTGATAAAGATTACAAAGAGTTATCTGATTACTTACAAGTTAATATTGTTAATCCAAATAAAACAGTAAAAGATTTAGGAATATCACAACCACAAGATCCTTATTTAAAAATAATTGATACAGCTAAAGTAAAAAATATTTCTTTGTCTGCAGCTTTTTTACAAAGTGATGAACACATACGAGGAGGCTTTGAGTTTTTAAGTTACATTGATAGAGGTATAGAAAATTTTAAGAAAAGAAAAAACAAATTAAATTTTACAGATATGATTTTAAAATTTAATGAAAGAAAAGATGCACCAAGATTAGATGTAGCGATCATTGATGAAGCACAGGATCTTAGTTTTATACAGTGGCAAATGGTTGAACTAATAATTAGAAACTGTCAACGTGCATACGTAGCTGGTGATGATGACCAAGCAATTTTTGATTGGGCTGGTGCAGATACAAAAAGACTTGGACTAATTGGTGGAGAGAGAACTGTATTGAATCAATCCTATCGTATACCAAAATCTATTCACCGACTTGCAAATAATTTAATAACGAAAGTAAGAGATAGAGTTCCAAAAGATTGGCAGCCAAAAGATAGAGAGGGTTTAGTTAAATATCATCGCACGTGTTTTAATCCATCAATTGACTTAACCAATGGATCGTGGTTAGTATTAGCTAGAACAAATTATATAGCAGAACAATTCATTGAAGATTTAAAAACAAAAGGATTCTTTTATGAATACAAAGGACGGTCTTCTGTTTCAGATAAAATGATGAGTGCAATTAAAGGTTGGAAAAAAATACAAGACGGACAATCAATTGAGTTACCAATCGTAAAAGATATCTATCATTACATTTCTGGTAATAGTGGTATTGAAAGAGGATTTAAAAATTTAGAAAGTGCTAGTGATGAAGTGCAATATAACTATGAATCGTTGGTCGTGAATCATGGTTTGAATGTCGATTCGAATACAGAATGGAACTTTGCACTGGATAAAATACCAGCAGAACAAACAAGATATATTAATTCTGCTATGGATAGAGATCAGGATTTTCATAAATCGAAAAATATAAAAATTTCTACGATACACGCATCAAAGGGTGGCGAAGCAGACAATGTTATGCTATTAAAAGATCTACCTACAAAGGTAGACAATAATTTGAGTAAAGTTATTGATGACGAAAGGAGAGTGTTTTATGTCGGAGCGACAAGGGCAAAGAAATCTTTGCATCTTATTTCATCAAAATCAAACAGAGAGTTTAAGGAGTTGTAAATGATTTGCAGCAACATTTTACAACAAGCAAAAGAATTAGTTGAAGGGGATCGTCAAGATGACTACGGCGATAAACTTAAGAATCATGAGAACATCGCTGCATTGTGGTCAATATTCCTCCAGAAAAATATTACAGCACATGATGTGGCGATGTGTATGGCTTTGGTGAAGGTGGCTAGACTAATGCATGCACATAAAAAAGACAGCTATGTAGACCTAGCTGCTTACGCCTCTATTGCAGGGGAGATTAACGAAAGAGAAAAGTGAACCAACCCTCCTTGTTTAAAACACCAAGTGAGTGGATACCACCAGAGTCTGTTCCAGATTTATCCGATGCAAAAGAAATTGCTATCGATTTAGAAACAAAAGATGATGGATTAAATAGTGGTGTTGGACCAGGATGGGCTACGAAAAGAGGAAGAGTTATTGGTGTTGCGTTGGCCGTGGATGGATGGGAAGGATACTATCCTATTGCTCATGAGGGTGGTGGTAACTTTGACGAGAAGATATTTAAAAGACAATTAAAAACAATTTTAGAATTACCTTGTGATAAAATATTTCACAACGCCATGTATGATGTTGGATGGTTAGATGCTATGGGCTTAAAAGTCCATGGTAAAATAATAGATACCATGATCGCAGCTCCATTAATAAATGAGAATAGATTTAATTATTCTCTAAAAGATTTATCAAAAGAATATGTTGGTGAAACTAAATCAGAAGCTTTGTTGTATGAAGCTGCAAAAGAATGGGGTGTCAATGCAAAGAGTGAGATGTGGAAACTACCTCCTATGTATGTTGGTCCTTACGGTGAACAAGATGCGGCTGTTACATTAAAACTTTGGCATGTATTACAACGAGAAATAAATACACAGAACTTAAATAATGTTTTTAATTTAGAGTCAGAGCTGTTCAATGTTTTATTCGCTATGAAAAAAAAAGGTGTAAAAATAGATCTTGAAAAGGCAGATAGAATAAAGAAAGATTTTCAACGCTCAGAAAAAGAAGTCTTAGATTATTTATTTAAAACGTGTGGCTTTGAAGTAGAAATACTAGCACCTCTATCAATTGCAAAAGCTTTTGATAAACTTAAAATAAAATACAAGAGAACACCTACAGGATTACCAAGCTTTGATAAAAACTTTTTAGCAACACACAAACATAAGTTTGCACAGAGTATTGTAAAGGCAAGAGAGTTTAACAAAGCAAGAACAACATTTATAGATTCTATTCTTCGTCATGAACACAAAGGACGTATACATGCAGATGTTAATCAATTGAGATCAGAGACTGGTGGTACCATATCAGGACGTTTAAGTATGCAAAATCCAAACTTACAACAAATTCCTGCTAGAAATGCTGATATTGGTCCTAAAATAAGACAACTATTTATACCAGAAGAGGGTCAGAAGTGGGGATGCTTTGATTATTCACAGCAAGAACCACGTCTTTTGGTGCATTATGCTGCAGTTATTAACGAAAATCAGGAGAAAAAAGGACAACAAGCGCTCAGAGGAGTCAAAACTTTAGTGGATGGATACACAAATGGTGATATTGATTTCCATCAAACAGTTGCAGACATGGCTGATATAGACCGAAAACAAGCCAAGACAATCAATTTAGGGATGATGTATGGAATGGGCAAGGGAAAACTTATGAGTGAACTAGGGCTTGAAAAAGAGGAGATAGAAGATGTTTTTAATAATTATCATTCTACTGTTCCTTTTGTTAAGGAACTAACAGATTTAAGTATGTCCAGAGCCTCACAATATGGCTTCATTAAGACATTACTACAAAGAAAATGTAGGTTCGATATGTGGGAACCTAATTCATTTGGTATGCACAAGGCTATGCCAAAGAAAGAAGCTGAAATAGAATATGGTTTTGGTCATAAGATTAAACGTGCTTATACATACAAAGCTTTGAATAGATTAATTCAAGGTTCTGCTGCCGATCAAACGAAGAAAGCAATGATAGATGTATTTAAGGAAGGTATTACACCTTTGATCCAAGTACATGATGAGCTAGATATTTCTTTCTCTACAGAAGAAGAGAGAAAAAAGATAATAGAGATCATGGAAAATGCTGTGGAGATGAGAGTGCCTTCTAAAGTGGATTGTGAAATTGGTTCCTCGTGGGGCGAGATTGGATAGAAAACATAAAAAAGGTTTTTTAAATCACACAAAAGCCATACTGTGGCTTACCGAAAATGATTACTATGTATTTGATAATGTCAGTGGCCTTGGGCCGTGCGACGTGATTGCTATGGATGATGAAGGTAGCGTCATTAAAATAGATATTAAGAGTGAAAGCACCAGAAAAACAGGAAGATTTGCTGGCTACAAAATAAAAAGAATTTTAACTGAAACACAAAAAAATATGGGCGTCAAATTACTCATGGTAACTAAAGAAGGAAAATGCTATTTCTATAAAAATGACTAAAATATTTGTACTAGTAGTAAGTTTGTGGGGCTTTAATGGATCAGCATGGGTATACACAGGAAATCAAATGGTATACCAAGAAAAATTTTACGATTTAAAAGTATGTGAAGATATAGGTAGAAAGTTTATGAAGTTTGATCTTAATAAGTATTTTACATTTAAAGTGCAGTGTGTAGAAAAAAAAGAAACTAATACTTAGTCTATAAGTCTATCTAGTTTTTCGTTTATTTCTATGACTTGTACTTCAATAACCGAGAGCCGTGTGTCAATACGAAGCATATCTAAATCTTTTATCTTTGATTCAATGGCCGTGACTCGTGATGACATCATACCGTACGTCGTAGCAATACCAGCTACAATACCCATGATCCATATCCAATCACGCACAGATAGGTTCATTTCTTTTTTACCCCAGCCTCTCTTAAAGCAATAGCAATAGCCTGCTTTCTAGACTTAACTTTCTTTTTTGATTTACCAATGGGTAGTTTACCTTTTTTAAATTCTATCATGACCTTGCTTATCTTTTTTTCTTTCTTTGTTTTCTTCTTCATCTATTAGGATTTAAGTTAATAAATTGTGTACCTGGTTGATCAGGATTAGAATCAAATAATCTTTCAAAAAGACTACGTTCATCAACAGTATTATCTAATGAGTTTAAAATAGCTAAAGCATCTGCTTCAGATTGTGGGTTAGGAATACTAGGATCAGCTATCGCTGGTGTATTTATTTGAGGCTGTCCTAAATTAGCTAAGGCATCACCAACATACTGGTCAAATTCAACTGGATCGGATCTACCAGCAGGAAGTAAACTTGTAGATTCAAATCCTGTGAGATCATCTATTTCTTTTAATATTAGTTCTTTTTGTTGATCATTTAGTTCGGGGTTAGCGACTACGTTTTGTTTTAGCTGCATATTATTTTCTGCAACTTGATTGGCAAAGTTCTCTCCACTTACCTGAGTTCCCGGCATAATTATATTTTCATCTTTTAGTCCTGTAATAGGAGGTTCTTTTTCTACTGGACCTTTTATTCTTGCATTATCAATAGTTTTTAAGTTATCACCCATATCAAGAAAATTTGTTTTAACCATATCTGGACCTTGTATTCTTGCTTCATCAATAGTTTTTAAGTTATCACCAAATTCAAGAACACCTGTTTCTTCAGCTGGATTTCTAAACCTTGGTGAATCAACTTGAAAGTCTGGTTTTGGTTTTACTTTTGGAATAATTAATTGTTGATTCAAAGGAACACCTGGTGGGGCAACGTCTAATCCTTTATCAAAATCATCTATTGTAATTGCTTCTGGTTCACCCTCTCCTGCACCAAAGCCTATATCTAAAGGATACCTCACACCTGGCATATCAGGGTCTGTGTAACCTATTGGTTTAGGTTCTATACCAAGAAGTTCTTGTCCTATTGTTCTAGCAATTCTAGTTGTAGGCAGTCCCTTATTTAATTGATTAGCGATAGGATACATCTTCGCAAATTCTTCTGGATATTCGTTTTGTAATTTTCTTGTTGGATCTAAGAAGTCCGTATCTTTTGTTTGGTTGAATGCAGCTAAACCACGGTTGGTAAGAACAGGACGACCACTACTTGTTTTAACTATACTTCCACTATCAGTTCTTAAAACACCACCATCTATTTTTTTTGCTCTTTCATCACCTAGTTGTGTGGTAAATTTATTTAATCTTGATCGAAGATCTTTTGCTAAATCTGTATTACCTTTTTCTAAAGCATTATTAATTCGTCTATCAAGACTACCAACACTTTGTTCTAAGCTTTTAATCTTATTTGTTTTTTGACTGGCCATAATGCCAGATTCTCTACCTGTACTAGTGCCACCAGTTGCTACGTTAGATCTACGATTATTGTTTGGATTTCTAGCTTGTTCCCTTATATTAGCACGTCTCTCATCTCTTCTAGACTTGGCATCTCTTAAAACTCTTCGTGATGTTTTTCTTGTTGAAGAAGGTCTTTTAGACCTAGCTTGACGCTCTATTCTTCTTCTTTGTGTTCCATGTCCTGGTCTATGTGGCATACTATTTATCCTCTATTTGCTAGTGCTTCTGTTATATCAATATCTCCGCTTTTGGCAAGTTGAGATCTATCTGATGGTGATATTGTGCCAGTTCCTAAATCACTTGAAATAATATTAAACCCACCTAAACTACTAGGAGGAGCTACGATGGGTGCTGGTGCTGGTGCTTTTTCTAAAGGATTTGTAGTTACAAGAGGAGCTGGATCACCAAAACCAAACGGCCCTTCCATAAATCTTGTAGCGCTACCACCTATGGTGCCCTTACCTTTAAAGATAGAATTAGGATCTTCAAACAATGTAGAGCCTCTTAGGTCTCTAAAACTATCTCGAATTGAATTAAGTATATCTTTTGCGTAGTTTGGTAAACCTCTTAATTTACCTGTGTCACGAAGATTTTTTCTTAAAAAATCTGGAACTCTATAAGGTGTAAATTTATTACGTAATAAAGAGCTCTTTTCTTTTTTAGATAGTCTTATGTTTAGAGCTTTGTTTATTTTCTTTTTACTGACTCCTAAAATTTCTGCTGCTTTAATAGCTCGTAACATTTGTTTATCTGCATCCAACTTTGCTCTGTTTGCCTTTTTGTATATTTCAACAGCTTGGTCTGGAGTTACCGTTCCTCTAGTTAAATCTCTAGTTAAAATTTTCTTTGAATTTTCTATACGTTTTTTGTACTCTGATATTTTATATTTTCCTAACGCATCTTCTAAATAAGGATTTTGTATTCTAAAACCTAAGACACCAGCAAACTCATTTATTACTTTGTATTGCCTATTTAATTTATCAAAGTCTCCAGTGGCTGATAATCCTAATCTATAAAACTGATTTGCTGAACCAGGTGCAAAAGTTTTGAGTGCTTCTAGTGTAACCTTTCTCATCTTATCACCAAGAGGATCTTCTGGATTGTATATTCTAAAACCTTCTTTACTTGCGCCACCTCTTGCAAAGATATCTAAAACAAAACTTGTAAAAATAGCTTCTTCTACAAACGGTTTCATAACTTCTGCAGCACCAGAGATTGCAGCAGTTGTCATATTTTTCATAAACCCTTCTTCATCAACAGCACCTTTTTTCATTTCATTAAGAGCTGTTCTAAAAGGACGAGTCAATGCATCGTAAGCGTTGGTGTGAGAATAATCTATGTAAAATAATTCACCATCTTGTGTAATAGGTATTAAGTCTGAGTTTTCTGACCATGTTGGAACAAACTCTCTCAGTGCATTCATTTGTTCATTTGTAACGCCAGTTATTGCTTGACCCATTTCTGAAAAAGCTTTACCTGAACCAAGACCAAACACGGCCATACTTCCCAATCTTTTAACTCCAATACCTCTTAACAATGGATCATTAAATTCTTTAATACCTCTTGTAATTGTATTGATGCCAGTTCTAATTATCTCTGCAGGGAAAGCAACAAAATTACCAAAAGGTAATTTACGTAAAAGTTGAACCCCTGATCCTACGTAGTCATAGTTTGGAATATTATTTCTAACAATGTCGGCAGCATACTGATCTAAAAAATCATCTATTGCACCTGGAGCATTTAAGTCATCAATACCTAATTTTTTTGCTTCATCTCCGTATCTAGCAATAAAACTTGCGTCATCATTTTTAAAAGCATTTTTAAATATTGTTTGAACCTTTGCTCTTTCAGCATAAAAGTTTTGTATTTTATAAAAATCATCTT